AATGACAGATAAACCCAAAAGGCGCAAAGCCCTACGAGGGGCAACCAAGCCACGGCTTCACAGTCCACTTCTTAAAGGCAAAAACAAACTGCAAGATGTCAAGGACTTATGCGACATCGTAAAGATGCCCTTAATGCCTTGGCAGGAGTGGGTATTAAAGGACATGCTTACTGTGGACAAAAAAGGCAACTGGATTCGTAAGACAAACCTGATTCTGGTAGCACGGCAGAACGGCAAGACTCATTTAGCGCGTATGTTGATATTGGCACACCTGATTAAGTGGAATACCAATGTCCTAATCATGAGCTCTAACAGAAGCATGGCACTAGATACCTTCCGACAAGTTACACACCTATTGGAGACCAATGACCACCTCAAGGGATTCGTTAAACAGATTAGACACGCCAACGGAACTGAAAGCATTGAGATGCTCTCTGGAGCAAGGCTTGATGTTGTTGCAGCAACTAGAGACGGCTCTCGCGGTAGATCCGTTAATGGACTGCTCTACATCGATGAAGTCCGAGAAATCACAGAAGATGGATTCAGAGCTGCTACTCCTACAACTAGAGCTCACCCAAACAGTCAGACACTTCTTACCTCGAATGCGGGAGATGCTTTCAGCACTGTACTCAATGACCTACGGGAACGAGCCATCGATTACCCACCCAAGTCCTTCGGATTCTACGAGTATTCTGCGCCACAATATTGCAAGATAACTGACCGCGCAGCTTGGGCTATGGCTAACCCTTCTCTGGGGTACACGATTACAGAGGAAGCAATTGAGGAAGCAATTGCGACTTCACCGATTGAGAATACACGCACTGAAACTCTTTGCCAATGGATTGACTCCCTTAGCAGCCCTTGGCCTCATGGCATTCTTGAGGACACATCAGATAGCACGCTAGAAATGAGTCCAGGCGCGTATACTGTATTCGGTTTCGATGTCAGTCCGTCACGCAGGAACGGATCATTGGTCGCAGGACAACTTCTCCCAGATGGGCGGATTGGCATTGGAATCCTGGAGACTTACAGCTCCCAGGTTGCTATTGATGAGTTAAAAATGGCAGCCAGTATAAAAGCATGGTGTGACATTTATAAGCCACGCCTAGTGTGCTTTGACAAGTACGCCACACAAACTATTGCGGACAGGCTTTCCAATTCTGGCGTAATTACCGAAGATGTCTCGGGGCAGCAGTTCTACAAAGCCTGCGGTGACCTCTTAGAAGGTTTGGTTAATCATCGAGTAGTCCATAACGGGCAAGTCGAGTTGATCCAGCAGATGAATAACTGTGCAGCTAAGGTCAACGATTCGGCTTGGCGTATTATCAAGCGAAAGTCGGCAGGTGACATCTCAGCACCTATCGGCATTGCGATGGCAGTAAGTAAATTAATGATTCCTCAACCTAAGCCACAGATTTATACCTAGACACACCCCTACCACATTGTCTAATTGCTTGACAAATGCTACACTTTCTGTCTATGGGTAAAATATTGCAGGCGTTTGGGCTAGAGTCTAAGCCACAGTTACAAGCTCAAGCAGCACCTCAAGTGCTCGGTGAGTATTCACCTTATGCGATGCCGTTTCAGTATGCATTTGTTGGCAGAACAGAAGCTATGTCCGTGCCAGCTTTAGCACGATGCCGCAATTTACTTGCTGGCACTATTGGTGCAATTCCTTTAGAGCTCTACAAGAAGTCAACGAATGAAGAACTAGGTTCTCCTGCATGGTTAGAGCAGCCTTCATATTCACAGCCACGATCTGTAACTATTGCGTGGACTGTTGATTCACTTTTGTTTTATGGTCAAGCATTCTGGCAAGTTGTAGAAGTTTATTCAGAAGATGGCCGTCCTTCTCGCTTTGAGTGGATTGCTAATCATCGAGTTACTGCAACACTAGATAGCACGAACACATTCGTTAAGTCTTATGCAGTTGATGGAACTACATTACCTATGGACGGCTTGGGATCTCTTGTTACATTCCAATCATTAGGTGATGGCATTCTTAATACTGGAGTTTCTACAATTCGTGCAGCTATTGATGTTCAGAAGGCAGCAGCGATTGCTGCAGCTACTCCAATGGCATCAGGTTACATCAAGAACACAGGCGCAGACCTAGATCCTAAAGAGGTTCAGGGATTATTGGCTTCATGGAAGAATGCTCGCAACAATCGCAGCACCGCATATTTAACATCTACTTTAGAATATAACCCTGTGTCATTCTCACCAAAAGACATGATGTACGGGGAAGCAATTTTTAACCTTGCTACAGAATGTGCGCGTTTGTGCAATGTACCTGCCTACTATGTTTCAGCAGACCAGAACAACTCTATGACTTATGCCAATGTGCAGGATGAGCGTAAGCAGTTTTTAACACTATCTTTGCAGCCATTCATTACTGCTATCGAAGATCGCTTGTCAATGGATGACATTACAGCTCGTGGCAATATTGTGAAGTTCGATATTGATAAGAACTTTCTGCGTACTGACCCAATGCAAGAACTAGCAGTAATCGAAAAACTTCTATCCCTTAACCTAATTACTCAGGAACAGGCGATGGAAATGACTGATCTAACACCTAACGGAAGTCAAGGTATGGAATGAACCAAGTAATCACCTTCTCAGCTGACCTAACAGCAGACTCAGCAAGTCGCACAGTCTCAGGCAAGATTGTGCCTCTTAATGTCGAAGCAGGATCTACCAATATGGGCAAAGTAATCTTTGCTTCTGGATCTATTGATATTGCAGACCCTAAGGCAATCAAGTTGCTTAGCCAGCATGACACTAAAAAGCCTCTCGGTCGCATGGTTTCATTTAGCGAATCAGAAGATGCAATTAACGCAGTCTTTTCTGTAAGTCGTTCACAGCGCGGTACAGAAGCTTTAATCCTTGCAGAAGAAGGATTACAGAGCGGTCTATCAATCGGGGCAGAAGTCCTCAAGTCAAAGATCAAGGATGGCGTGACTTATGTATCTGCCGCTCGCTTGGTCGAAGTAAGTTTAGTAACAGAGCCAGCATTTAAGTCTGCTCAGGTTACTGATATTGCAGCAGAAGAATCTGATGCAGAAGAATCAACCCAACCAACAGAAAGCGAGACAGCCACCGTGGAACAAACCCACCCAGCAGTCGAAGCAACACCAGTTGATGCGCCAGCGGTAGAAGCTGCTCGTCCAACTGTTTCAGCAGCATACTTCACAAAGCCACGCATCGAAGTAACAGCAGCTAAGTACGCAGAAAACACAATCCGTGCAGCACTAGGAGATGAGTCAGCTCGTCAATACCTACTAGCAGCAGATGACACAACAGATAACGCTGGTCTAGTACCAACACGCCAACTGTCTGAAATCATCAACCCACTTGGAACAACTATCCGTCCATCAATCGATGCAATCTCTCGCGGAGTGCTTCCAGATGCAGGTATGACTTTCGAGATTCCAAAGATTACACAGATGCCAACTGTTGCAGAGACAGCAGAAGGCGCAGCATTCTCAGACACAGATCAGAATGCAGCATTCCTATCTGTATCAGTCAAGAAGTACGCAGGACAACAGACATTCTCTGTAGAACTTCTAGATCGTACATCTCCAGCATTCTTTGATGAGCTAGTCCGCAACATGGCAGCAGCTTACGCAAAGACAACAAACGCAGCAGTAAACGCAGCGTTGATTGCAGGCGCAACATCAGATGCAACAACCACAGTTACATACCCAACAGCAGCAGAGTTGCTAGGTATTGTTGCTCGCGGTTCAGCATCAGTTTATGCAGCAACTGCAGGACTACCTAACCCATTTGCTCGCAACATGGTTGTATCAACAGGACAATGGTCTAACATCATGTCTCTAAACGATGCAGGCCGTCCAATCTACACAGCTTCACAGCCAATGAACGCAGGCGGTCAAGTAGCACCAACATCACTAACAGGTAATGTTGCAGGACTTAACCTCTATGTAGATCCAACAAACGCAGGCGATGGCGATGGAACAATTCTTATCGTTAACCCAGATGCGTACACATGGTACGAGTCACCAACATACCGCCTACGCGCAGAATCAACTGCAGCAGGACAGGTAACAATCGGCTACTACGGTTTTGGTGCAATTGCAACTAAAGTCGGAGCTGGTGCGTTTAAGAACAACAAGGCTTAATTAAAGCCCACTAAGTACGCTCTAGGGGGTCAGTAGCCCTCTGACCCTCTAGAGTCTTTAGAAAGGAATCGCAATGGCATTAACGACAGTCAGTGAGTTACGCTCCACATTGGGAGTGGGCACACTATACCCAGATGCCACTTTGCAAGAAGTCTGCGATGCAACAGATGCAGTCCTACTTCCTATGTTATGGGCAGATGTTTACTTTAATGTGGCACATGAAAACACAACCACAGTAGGCACCTTATATTTTGATATACCTGTAAAA